CTTGGCGTAGTTACTTTTTGTATTTGAAAAGTGTAAGGAAACGTTTGACCAGTTAAATCTAATTGTATTTTAAATGGAAATGTGTCTGTCGTATCGCATCCAGAAATGTCAGTATCTCCAGACCAACTTGCAGCAACTGAACTATCTTTTTGTGATTTACCCCAATTTATAGTATTGTCGCAAGCACCTTGCCCATAACCTATAGTATTATTTAATGTTCCTTTTCCCCAAGTTTCACTCATATTCTATTTTTTAAAGTACCCATCCTCCAAAATCTGCAACATCATCTGGGTACATATCTTCTTGTGAATTACTATAATATTCTGGTATTAATCCAGCAGCGTTATTTGTCATCCAATCTATAAATCTATTTGTATAAAACTGTGCTGTAGTTCTACTTCTTTCTACTAAACTATCAACGTGTTCCTTTGTTAGTGCTGTGCTATTTTCTGGATTCTTAGTATATATTCCACCATTAGCAATATTAACACCAGCATAAGGTAAGTATTCAACCATACTCCAATGTAGTAGCATTGGTTTAATATAATCATTTAACAAAGCTAAGTAAGGATTTGCTAGTGTACCAGCAACTATTTCATTTTGTATTTTAACATATAAATCAGTACCTAAATAATTTTGTATATGTATATCTTGCGCTTGGTTCAAAAATGGCAATAGTTTATCATTATCAATATTACCATTAGCAGCAGTAAATACTGAAATATCGTGTCTTGTTACAAATAGTGCTTTACTCATTATTTATAAATTAAAATCTTTTATGTATTTATTATTTTTTTGCTCTAAATCTTTTATTAACTTTTCATAAACACTTACATCTTTTGGTGGTTTTATTCCTAATTCTTTAGATATTGATTTAACTTTTTCAATGTCCTTCTCTAATAAATTGATACTATCAAATACTTCTGCTATATCTCCTTGTAAACCAGCTTTTTCTGCTTTTATAGTTGTAGCTTTTTGATTTGCGTTTTTTTGAACATTTACAGCTTTATTATATATTTTTTTTAAATCATCAATTAAGCCCAACTCTATTCTTTCACTTGCTAATTCTACTTTTGTAGATTCACTTAGTTTTTCAAATACTCTTCTTTGTGTTCTCATTTTTATCTGTATTGGTCTGCGTTTAATTGGTCTATCCACTTGTCTGATATGTTTTGCCAAGACCTAAAAAGATTATCATAACCTTTTAATTCGCTAGGCATATCAACTCCTAACTCTTTTAATTGTTTTTCTATTTTTTCAATTAATTCTATACCATCTGAAGATGCTCTAAATCCTTTTATAAAGTCATTTTCTACTTTTAAAATTGTAGACTTTAAAGAACTTAAACCTTTACCTTCAGCTATTTCCATAAATTTTCTAGCTTCTTTGACTTTACTTACAATATCGTCCATAGCACCTAACTCTATCTTCTGAGATTTTAGCTCTACTTTATCTTCTTTACTTAATGTTTCAAATATTCTTTCTATTGTTGTTTTCATTACTTACTTTTTATAATTTGGATGATGTCCGTTATTTTTCATATCATCAGGTGCTTTAACAGCTTCTTTTCTACCTCTTGGCTTTGGTCTATAACTTTTAGGTATAGTCCTAACATTATCATAATCTTTTAAATCTTTACTACCTTTTTTACCATCTAAAGCAGCATCAATTTTCATACGATACAATACTTGTTGCCATTTGTGCCTACAATATACGCCACCTTTAAATTTAAATAAATCGTACTTTTCTAATTTTGGTTTTAAATCTGTGCCTTGATTTTTATTATGCATTGGTAATTCAGCAGCTTTAAAATTCATACTTCTACTTGCGTTATCAATATCTTCTAATCTATATACAACACCTCTTTTTGCTCTTGAAATCATTTCTTTGCAAAATTTTCTACTATTAGTTGATTTACTTTTACCAGCTGCTAAGGCATATCTGTACCTAACTTTATAATAACTTTTATCTAAATTAGATTCTTTGTTGGGTGCATTTTTAATTGGTGTATCACTTTTAACTGCTTCTGCTAATTCAATCATATTATTAGCCCAATCTTCAACACTCATATTATCATCACTAACATCTCTAATATCAACAATTTCAAATTCTTCACTATTGATTATTTCGCCACCTAACGTATCTAATGCTTCATTTAGTAGTAAATCACTATCTTCATCTGAAATGCTCTTAGAAGCCATTATTTCAAGCTCTGTGCTAAAATCATCATCTTCTTTTATTCCAGTTTGTTCTTCAATAGCTTCTTCACCTTCAATATTCTCTAAATCCATAAACTCAAGTGGTTCAATGGTTTTAAAGTAAAGATTTAAACTAATATCATTTACTGCTAAAATTGCATCTAAGCTATCAATTAAAAGGTTTTGGTATGGTTGTATTACTACGTTATTAAAAAGTCGTGAAGCGTTCTCTATTTCATCAGCATTAGAAGAAAAACCATTAGCAGAACTTAACCCAAGTAATAAAGGTGATGTAACTCTGTGTGTTAACATAATTTTTCTTGAACATTCTGTACTTAAATATTCGTAATGTGCTGGCGCATCTGTTAATGGTATATCCTCAACAGTTGTTTTAGATTCTGCATTATTATTAAATGCTACAATTACTTTTTCGCCATAGCTTCCAGTAAGTTTTTGCATTACATCATTCTTAATAGCAAGTTGCTTTTCTCTATCTGGTACGCCATTGTTAAAATTTACAACTTTTGTACCTGAAAAACCATTTTGCGTATCATTAATTAAAAAACAAGCAATTTCATCTTCTAATGTAGCATACGATGTATTGTAATCTGCTGGTGAATAGTAGTAATATCCAGTAACATATCTTTTAATAATATAAATTTCGTTTTGTGCGCCACTACCAAAAACAGGAAACTTTTTTAATTTTGTATTTCTACTAACTTTTGTCCAATCTGGAGAATAATAATAATTCTTAATTTCTCCTTTGTCATTCATTTTTTCAGCTCTTAACGTTTCTCTTGGAAAATGTGTTATTGCTGATATTTTATTTCCGTTATAAGTAATCTGGAAACTTGCTTCACCTAATAATTTTAAATCTTGGCAAACATTTCTTAAATCGTGTGGTTTTACCAAACTTTTCATTTGTGCATACTGTTCTGGCTTTTTAGCTGAATCAGTAGCATCTAATCCTTTTCCATATATTTGATTAACAATACCATTAATTACAGCATTGTTTGTTGTACTATCCATATAAGCATCAATAAGACCTTTATAATAGTCGTTATTTTCACCTATTGAAACATAGTTTTTATTACGTTCTTCTGTAATAGTAGGTCTTTCGTATTGATTAAGTTGTATTAAGTGTAAGTTATCCATAATATACAAAGTTGTTATCTCCTGTGCTTTGCTCTATATAAACACCATTTGAAATTTGGTAGTCAGATAGAGTTTGATTAGTACAGTACATTTTATCTTTAAAAATTATTGTGTTATCCGTAGTATTTGTGATTGTAATAGTATAATAATTATTTTCTTTTAATATTGCAGGAGCTCCAACTTCTTCAACAAGAACATATTGGTAATAATAATCTAATTCAGTAATACTCATATCGCTATCTGTAAAAATAATCTTATTTTGTGCTTCTGCTTTAATATCAATTTTATATGTTTTAACCATATTAGGATGAGGTATTATTGCCTCTCTTGGTATAAAGTTAATGTTTTTTGCTCCAACTACTGGGTGTATCTGCATATTTTAAAATAAAAAAGGGGAGGTTAATCACTCCCTCCCCTCCAATCAAACATATATTATGAATCACACAATTATTTAATCGCGTATTTTTTAACTATTAGTTCCTACAGTAATAGTAACAGTAGCAGAACTCATACCAGCAAAAGGGTCAGCAGCAGTACCGCCACTAATAAAATTGGCTGGTTGTAATTCTGAACCAGTTAATGTTAATGAGTAACCTGATAAATCACCAAAAGCAGTTCCCGTAGCTATACTTCCGCCCGTAACTTCTAGGCCGTGTTCTAAACCACATAAGAAGAAATTTCCATTTCTGTCTTCTACACAAACGTGTGGTCTTCCGTAAGCCATAAGTTTTATTTCTTTATTATCTTCTTTAGATAATTTTGGTAATGTTAAAGTTAATGTTTCTTCAAAGAATGTTGTACCATTCTCAGTTGAGGATGTAATAGCAGTTTCCAAACTATTTGTTCCTTTTAAATCATATTGAAAAGCAGTAAATGTACCAGATAAATCTGTAATCTCATCATCGGTTTTTGTTACAGTTCCTAAATCGCCATAATCAACGAACCAAGCCCTAACAATACCACCGATTACATCTTTACAAGGAACTTTTCGTCCTTTTGTTAAATCGCAAGCCATATTGTTTTTTTAAATTAAGGGAGCATTTCAACTCCCTTGTTATTATTTAATTCTTATACGTGGTAAAGAACGATGTCAGAACCAATTCCGTATTGAACACCAGCGGTATATCTCATAACAACTCTAACGTTTTGAGAACCATCAATATCAGCCATATCAATTAACTTAACTTCGTTCATATCTGATAATAAACCAGTACCAAAGAATAAGTTAGATTTTTGAGCAGCCATTGCAGTATTGTCATTAAGACCATTTGCAACGAATAATTTAACACCATCAAAAGAAAGTGCGCCATCTCCGTACCACATATGAGATTGTGCATTAACACCACTATTAGTAGCAGCGAATCCACCTAAAGCTCTTACATAAGCTCTTGCA